AAACCACTAATTGTACGTTTGTATAATAATGTACATGGGAAGCGGTCAAAGTATGGGATGGATGACTTATATAACGGGTCATAGATGTACATATACATCTTCCCAGGCATCAACTTAGTTGTAAGTTGTGTTGGGTTTCCCTTCAGAACAGTCCACGGACTGTTAATCTGCTTCATCAGCAAAATCATCTGCTGTTCATACCATGCCTTGGATTTACGGAAAGCTGTTTTTAGATCGTACTTGTTCTTCTCGAAAATATCGAGAGCAGCGATCTGAGCAGCTGTACGGCTTTGTTTAATCGGAGTAGGCATATTGACTATTTAGGTCAAACTCCCAATTCCTTTTCCGTTATGATTTTGAACTCCCAACCACGGTCTTTAGCATATTCCGTGGCAGCCTTCCACTTGGCTTGGTTCTTAATGAATCCATATGATTCAGCTAAATATCTCTGTGTTCTGCGTCCAGGGAACACAGGTGGAGCAGTTTGTTTTAGAGGTTTAATCTCTATCAAATAAGTTCTAGTTGAACCGTCTTTTTGTTGGACTTTTATCTTAAAGTCTATGAAATAACGGTGTAGTTTATTGTCAGTTGGACAAACGTATGGGATTACCGTTTCTTCTGAACTCCAACGAATTATGGCTGGATTTGAGTCGCACCACTTGGCGAATCTTCTTTCCCATGAAGATCTGCAAATGATGTTGGATACATCCCCCGAGTATTTTTCAGGGTGCATCGGAACATATCTTGATTTATGGAACATAAATAAATAATCAAATAAGAATAATTTAGGAAACCTAAATGGCAAACATAGTCGATTATATTAGAGATGGAGTTACATCTGCTAAGACTACAGTTTCAGACTACATCACTGGTGCAGCTGATAAAGTTAAAGGTATTGCTGGTGGCGTTAAGGATGCAACCACAAAAGCTGTCAACCCGCCGAGGGGTGATTGGATCAACAACACCAGAAAAAATTATGAAGTAAACAAGTACAAGGTTGATCAACACTCATATCCAATGGATTTGCTGTCACCTATTTATGGTGGAAATTATGCGATTTTCTATATCAACGTTTCAGACGCATCAAGATTAGCATTAACTGAAGAGACCGTAGACCTGAATCCTAAAACAGAAGCTAGAATGCGCGGTTCATTAGTCGGTAATGCGAAGAGACTAGAGAATTTGTTTGATACTGGTGTTGGTAAGGCGAACGAAGTTTTACCAGAAGCTGCTAACATCAATATTGACGCCATTAAGAATGCAGTACCGTTCAATGGTAGAAGCCAAAGAAGATTAAAAACAGCTATTGCTTTGCACGTACCTAATCAATTGAGCGTTCGCTACGCAACAACTTGGGGTACTGCAGAAAACACTGCTGGCGCTCAAGCACTTATGTCAGCTGGTAGTTCAGTTGGTGAAGCCCTTGCAAATAATCCAACTGCTGCAATTAAGAACTTAACAGACGCTGCCGCCACTGGCGCTGAAGCATTCGTTGCTAATAAGATGGCGAATAACAAATATTCACAGATTATCTCAGCCGCGACTGGAACTGCAGCAAACCCTAAAAAGGAACAAGTGTTCGAGGGTGTAGAATTCCGTAAGTTTGCTTTTGATTATCAGTTCTACCCAAGAGATGAGTTTGAAGCAGAGAACGTGCTTAATATTATTCACCAATTCAAGCTACATATGCACCCTGAGTTCAAAAGTGAGTTGAACTATGTTTGGATCTACCCTTCTGAATTTGACATCACGTATTATACGAATGGTGCAGAGAATCTTAATTTGCACAAGCACACATCTTGTATATTGGAAAGTATGAACGTCAACTATACTCCAAATGGAAACTTCTCTGTTTTTGCTAATGGTATGCCAACTCAAATCAACTTATCGTTAGAGTTTAGAGAACTACAACTTGCTTCCAAAGAAACCATTGGTCTAACGCCAGGAGGTCTATAATATGTACTTCAAAGGCTTCCCTCAATTTCTTTATGATTTCAATTATGGTGATAGAGTTAAGACAAGTATTGTAAAAGATATTACACGAAATATCCGTGTAAGGAGAGAAATCTTATCAAATGTTACATTATTTGATGAGTATGATATCATCGACGGTGAAACACCAGAAATGATTTCTGAGAAGTTCTATGGAACTCCGGAATACCATTGGGTTGTTATGTTATGTAATGACAAGTATGATTATCGCGCAGACTTCCCATTACCAGAAGCTGTTTTGGCGAAACATATTGCTTCTGTGTATAACCCAACTTTATATTCATCTGATTGGTATTGGAATACAGATGCTAATGGTCAAGTAATTTTTTACATTAGGATTACAAGCGTAGAGGTTCCATTTGACGCTGCGTATTTGACAGCTCCAGTTAAGATCAATATCAGAGATGATGATAGTTCGTTTGTCATTGACATCAATTTCCCAGTAGACCCAATTGGTCTAGATGCCGCTACACAATACTTCTATTTTCCAGTCCCAAGCCATAATGATGCATGGTTAGTTGCTCATGGCAAAGAAGGATCCACTGCTGATGCTGGCGTTGGTAATGTTGAATTAACTATTAACACTGAAGGTAGAGAATACAATCCAGTGTATTATGTAAATAATAAAGGTTTTACAATTAACCCAACTGATGGCGCTATTGCTGTTACAGGCGATGTACAGCATAGATTTGAAAATGACCAGAAGCGAAGAATTAAACTAATTGCACCTAGTTTATTAGAAACACTTCTTAGAAACTATCAAGATGAGCTATAATGCCTGAAATTATTAATCCCGCTAATACGTTAAGATATGCTGGCGATGTTAACATCGAGAAGGTTGAAATCATCACGCCCAAAGGTATCTACCAAAACGTTAGAAACCAGATTATTCAATTAAGGATTTACGAGGATATCTTTTCCCCATTTATAACTGGTTCATTGGTATTAAAAGAATCGTTTGACTTGCAATCACTTCTACCATTGATTGGTGAAGAGTTTATTGAAATCAAAGTTTCAACTCCAACTCTAGACAAACCAATTAGCGGGTTGTTTCATATTTACAAGATGAACGATAAAGTCAACCTTGGTGATAGAGCCGTTGGTTATGAGTTGAGTTTCATCTCCGCAGAATCCCTAGTTGACTCTAACAAGAAGATTAGCAAGGTTTTTTCTGGTAAGATTTCAGACATAGTTAGGGCTTTCGTAGTTGATAAGATTGACGGTATGGAGAGCAAGAAGAAGTTCAACGTTGAGAATACTCGTAACACTATTAAGTACGTTTCCCCATATTGGGGTCCAATTCAGAACCTAACATTCTTGTCTGAAAACTCTATCTCTGAGAACCAATCTCCTTCGTTCTTGTTTTATGAGAACAGAGATGGTTTTAATTTTAGATCGATTGAAAGCCTATACAAATCAAAGTCATTCCAGCAATTTATCATGGATAAGTATTCTCGTGATAACTTCCCGCAAGGTGGTAACGCACTGAACATTTTGGAAGATTACAAACGTGTTGGTGAAATTGACTTCATTGAGTCATATGACTATATGGATAGATTATCTGGCGGTATGTATAACTCTAAGTTGATATCATATGACTCAACTAAGAAAACGTACACTGTTAAGAACTTCGATATTAAAAATAAGTTTCCTAGACAGACTCACTTAAACCCATATCCTCTTTTCTCTGATAAAGTTGTTGGTAGAAGTAACGCTAAACAGATTCTATTCCCAAGAGCGTTTGAAACTTTTACTTCTTTCGGTGATACGACTAACGCTCGTATTCTTCAAGAACGTATTTCTTTCTTGAAGATGGCAGAAGCGCAAAAGATCAACATCACAGTGGCTGGTCGTTGCGACTATACAGTTGGTCAGGTTGCTGAGTTAACGCTTTATAAAAAGCAACCGATGAGAAAAGGTGACAGAAACGAAGATTTGATTGATGACGTAAATAGCGGTAAGTATCTGGTTTCTGCTATCAACCATCAAATTTCAGTAGACGGTCATACATGTTTTATTGAATTGATTAAAGATTCTATGAAGAAGAAAGTTTAATAATGGCGCAAAATATTTACTTCGGTGTTGTTGAAAACCGTGTTGACCCACTAGAACTTGGTCGTTGTCAGGTTCGCGTTGTGGGTTTACACACTCACGATAAGAACTTACTACCAACAGCAGACCTACCATGGTGTGCTTCAATGCAGCCAACTACTTCTGCTGCTATGAACGGTATCGGTCATACACCGCTTGGTCCAGTTGAAGGCACTTCAGTTGTCGTAATGTATCTTGACGATTCATACCAGCAAGGTATCATGTTGGGTGCAGTTGGTGGTATCGCAACGAACCCCGTCCCTATTGACTTTGATGACTCTGGACCAATCGTCGAAACTGATACTGCCAGTAAAGATATTATTCGTTTAAGAAGTATTCCTGGACCACAAAACGGGCAGATTATTAAATTGTATGACCCTGAATATAACCGTCAGGATCTTACATCAAACTTGTCCGCCAACATGCGCGTCAGCGGGTTCGGTATTGAGTATGGGTCAGTTATTGTTTCCATTGATAGTGGAACACAAATCACCATCTCAAAACCAGTTCGCGAATATGTTGAAAACATTATTGAATTTGAACCACCATTGGCTTCTGTTCGAGCTGTTGTTGCTTCAAAGACTAATATCACTGGTTCTACGCTAGACCAAAAATCTGAACCAGTTAGAACAACACCAGTAAACGGCGAGATCCCAACCCTCCCTCCATTGCCAGAATTTAAAAATACACAAACTAAAGCATCGGAGGGTATCAAGGCACTTATCGCTGCATGTGATAAAGTTGGTTTGGTTACCAAAGAACAGAAGTGCGCTTTACTAGGTATCGCTGGTGGTGAATCTGGATGGATCCCACAAAAAGAATCTTACAACTATTCAGACTCTAGGTTGAAACAAATCTTCAGTTTTGCCACTGATGAAGACGTTGTAAAATATGCTAATGCGACTAAGAAGGGTGTAACCCGCGAAGAGTTTTTCTCTTGGTGTTATGGTCCAACTAAACGTGGTAAAGGTTTCTTTGGTCACACATCTGATGCCATGGCGGGCAAATACTACGGTCGTGGTTTCATTCAGTTGACTGGTTATTCAAACTACAAACGATATAACGACATGGCAAAAGCTGCAGGTTTGGATATCGACATTGTCAACGACCCAGATTCTTTAGACACTGATATTAACGTATCAGCCCTTGTAGCTGCTCTATACATTAAAGACAGAGTATCAAAGGGTGTTAATCCAAATTCACACCCAGACTATTTTTATGCAGCTAAGAAAGCTGTTGGTGTAAACTCACCAGATATCGCCGCACGTAAACTTCGTTATTATGAATATTTTTACGGTAAACAAGGTAGCGGTGGCGTTTCTAAAGATGCTGGAGCAGCTATTCCAGCTGTTGAAGACTCAACTGAATCAAAACCAGGACCATCTAAAAAGTCTATCGAGACTGGTTCGTTTGGTTTGGGGTTCCGCGATCCAAATAATAAATACCCACTTCAAGAATACATCGGCGAATCTGACGTGAACCGTTTGGCTCGTGGTGTTATTGAAGGTACAGTTGTTAAGTTAAAAGACGCAAACCGCAAGATTGGTATCCCAACTGCTAGTGGTGGACAATGGGATCAACCAGCTGCCCCATTCGGCGCCAAGTATCCTTTCAACAAGGTTTATGAAACTGAATCAGGGCACATTCAAGAGTTTGACGACACCCCTGGTCAAGAACGTGTTAACACATATCACCGCTCGGGTACATTTACTGAGATAGACGCCAACGGCACCCAAGTTAATTATATTGTTGGTGATAACTTTGTTCTTATGGAACAAAATGGATGTATCCACGTTGCAGGTGAATGTAATATCACTGTTGATGGACAAACAAACATCCTTGCTCGTTCTGACGCTAATATCAAGGTTGAACAAAATGCCATTGTCACAGTTGGTAACAATTTAGAACTCGGTGTGGCGAATGACGTTTCCATGGCAGTTGGTGGAGATTTTACAGCAAAGGTTGGCGGAACATTTAAACTAGATGCTGGTGATTTGGTTATGAAATCACAATCAGACTACACTGTTCAATCAGTTGGCGAATATTCTGCCAAAGGTGCTAAGGTTGCCATTGAGTCTGAGGGTGATGCTGACTTCAACGTTGCTGGAACATTCAATATGAATTATGCTGAAGGTAACTTCGGTGTGAGCGCAGGAAGCGCAGCTGATGTTGGTAATGTTGAGTTGGCTGCTCCTCCAGCTGGTACTCCATTAAATTCTGTTATTGGGTATTCTATTGCCCCTCCAAGAGAGTTTGAAGAGAAAGCTGTTGTTGAGACCCCAGATGATTGGGATACTCCAGAAGGTAGAGCTGCTGCGCAAAAACAAGCAGCCACTGAGGGTGTTGTTGGCGCAGTTATTCTTCCTGTTGCAGATGAGGTCGCACCATCACCTACTGGTGGTTCTAACAAACCAGTTGCCGTTGATAAGAACGACATTCAGAACACAAGAGACTTCACTAACGATTACCGTCTGTCTAAGAACATCGTTCTTGGTATGATGATTGCTGACAAGAAACACGTACTAACCCCTCAGATGTTGCAACCAGCTTCTGGTGGTCAAGAACGTCTATACACTGTACAGGAAATTGTAGGTAACTTGGCTGAAACAGCTAATAACATTCTGGAGCCAATCATTGACGTGTTGCCAGGTGGTCGTTCTGGTTATGGCACTCAATGGGTTATCTCTTCAGGGTATCGTTTGAAGGGTGTTATTAAGAATGAATCTCCAACATCAGACCACTGTAAGGGTCACTGTGTTGACATTGTGTTGAAGTTGCCAGACAAGTACAATAAGACATATGAGATGATTCAGAAGATTGAACCATTGATTGTATATGATCAACTTATCTTGGAATACCGTTTCCCAGAATCTGTATGGATTCACATGAGCTATCGTAAGGATAACAACCGTAAGATGGCGTTCACTATGGTAAACGATAAGGCATACAAGCGTAACGCTAAAGGTCTACCAGCTGGATTCTTCTTGTTGAATACTATTCCTCCGAAGGGTACAGTATAATGGCTGCTGTTTGGAATATTGAAGAACTTCCAAACATAGATGAGTACGTTGCGTTCAGCCATTCGTTCACGTACTCAGATGACGAGTTTCCATCTCAAACATATACCGTTGTTTTAACTCCTTCGGAGGCTAACCCAGAGACAGTCTTTATTAGTGGCAACAACGTTTCTGGTTACTATTCGGACGTATTCGATATGTTCGTCAAGTACAAGACAAAAGCTGTACCTAACGAGTATATTGAAGTGAACAACTTTAGAAAAATTGTGGTTGAAAAACTGGAACAAATTATTGAATATAGTCCAGACTTAACCCCAAACAAGACATACACTTATACTGCGAATGTTTACAGTGAAGGTGACTTAGTTGACGCAAGAGTCTTTACAAAAATTGTTAACAATAATTGGGATTTGAACAAGGAGCTTTTGCTTCGTTACATAACAAACACAACTGTTGCCGACGAAACTCTTTACAAACAGTGGATAAATAGTATTAATGCTGCTCCAGTTAGATGGAAGAACACGTCTAACGTTGTAATTAATTGGATATAAAATGCAAATCCCAAATACGTTTAAACTAAGAACTGGTGCCATTCAATTGGCAGACTTAGATGCAAACTTCGATATTATCCAAGTTACAGTAAACACGCAAGCTGAGACTATCCTTAAAGTCCAGACAGATATTTCTAACATCCAAACTTCTATTGCTAACTATTCAGCAATTCCTATCGGATGTATTGTTATGTGGGGTGGTTCTGTATCAAACATACCTTCTGGGTGGAGACTATGTGATGGTACAAATAACACCCCAGATTTAAGAGATAGATTTGTTATTGGCGCAAGGTCAGATTCTTCTGGTCCAGCTACAACTTTCGTTACTGGTGCTGATACGAAGTCTGGCGGTAATAAAGACTCAGTTGTTGTTAGCCACGGGCACACTGCCACATCTTATGCTTCTTCTTCTGGTTCGCTGACATCTGACTCAGACGCTTGGTCTGCTACATTTTACGCTTCTGACTCTGGTTTATATGCAGCTGGGGGTTCTGCGTCTAACGCTGGGTATAATGGCGATACATTCTCTGATAATTCATTCTCTTCAACTAACAATGAAAACAGAGGTGTCACTATTTCTAGATCAAGAAGCCACAGTCACACCGCAACGATCACAACAACAGTTACAACTACTGTTACGGATTCTGGACAGTCTGGCACTAACAGAAACCTACCACCATATTACGCATTAGCGTATATTATGAAGGTTTAATATGTCGGGGGTTTCAGTTATCGGAGACACTACAACAGGGCACGAAGGCTATCCACCAACTAAAATGGTATCTTCCCCAGTATCTAAGACCAAGTTTAACGGTAAGAAACCAGGAGTTGTTGATGAGGCTTGTCAGTTTGCAGCTCATTCTAAAGGCAACTCAGTGCACCCACAGGATATAAGATACCCAGTAGAAGGTTCTAAAAAGACCAAAATTGAAGGTTATTACCTTGTAAGAATCGGGGATAAGTTAGCAGACGGAGACGTTATTGCTAAAGGATCTGACAACACTTTTATAGAATAAGAATAAATAATATCTATGGCAAGAAATACAAGAACGTTCTCAGATTTAGATTTTAACTTCTCCCCTCACCCTGTGACGGGAGACTTAGTGCAACGTTACGACGAAAACGCTATCAAGCAATCCGTCAAAAATCTTCTTCAAATTCGTCACTATGAGAAACCATTCCATAGTGAAATTGGTAGCCCATTGAGAGAACTACTATTCGAGAACATCACACCACTTACTGAGAAGATGGCACGTAGAGCCATCATCGACGTCATTTCTAACTTTGAACCAAGAGTTAACTTGATCGACGTCAACGTTATTGCTTCTGATGAAAATAACTCACTATACATCAATGTGGTTTTTAAAATTGTTAACACTGAACGACCAATAACTCTTGACTTCGTATTAGAGAGAACACGATAATGGCACAATCAACAAAAAGAATTAAAGTTAATGCATTAGATTTTGACGAAATTAAGGATAACCTTAAGACGTTTCTTTCTTCTCAAGAGAAATTCCAAGACTACGATTTTGAAGGTTCTTCTTTCAACATCCTGTTGGATTTATTGGCATATAACACTCACTACAACAACCTGTACACTAACTTAGCGGTCAACGAAATGTTCCTTGACTCAGCTTCTAAGCGTGCGTCAGTTGTTTCTATCGCTAAGACGCTTGGTTATGTTCCAAGCTCTGCGGTGTGCGCCAAAGCATATGTAAACGCTACAATTACTGCGCCAACATACTATCAAAGCGTTATTACTCTTCCAGCGAACCAGCCGTTCTTGACTTCTATTGATGGTGTATCATATACATTCTATAACACTTCTGACGTTACTACTGTTGCCGTTGGAGGTACTTACACATTCAACGACATTGAATTGATTGAAGGTATCCCTTTAACATACAACTATACGATCCGTCAAGGTCAAAAATACATCATCCCTAATCAGAACGTTGACCTTTCAACATTAATTGTTAAGATTCGTGAAACAGCGGATGATGACACGTTCATTGTTTACACTCCAGCCGCTGCTGTTACTAGCATGGACGCTAACTCTAAGTCTTACTTCTTGAAAGAACTAGACGATGGTGTTTATGAAATTTACTTCGGTGATGGTGTTGTTGGTTATAAACCAATTGATGGTAACTATCTAACACTTGAATATTACGTTTCTTCTCTAGAAGGGCCAAACGGTGCTAATCAGTTCTCTTATGCTGGTACTGCTCTTTTAGGTTCTGGTCTTACAGTTGTTGCTTCTACTTCAGCTGTGGGTGGTGCATCGCCTGAAGACGTTGAGGCTATCAAGTATAATGCTCCACGTATGTTCGCTGCACAGAACCGTGCAGTTACAACTGAAGACTATAAGACGCTGATTATCAGAAACTTCCCTGCAGCTTCTTCTGTTGTTGTTTGGGGTGGCGAAGATAACGACCCTCCAATCTACGGTAAGACTTTCATCTGTGTTAAACCTAAAGACACTAACAAGCTAACTGATACTGAAAAAGATTACATCAAGAATCAGATTATCGCACCAAAGTCTGTTGTTTCTATTACGCCTGAGTTTATTGATCCGGAATACTTTAACGTTCAGATTGACGTTACTGCGTATTATAACGCCAAAGTATCTGACAAGACTCCTGCTCAGTTAGAAACTCTAATCCGCGAAGCCATCTATGAGTATGACGACACAAACTTGAAGCAATTCGACGGTGTTCTACGTTACTCTCAATTGGTTCGTTTGGTTGATGAAGTTGACCAAGCTATTGTAAACAACACAACTAAGATCCTAGTTCGTCGTGAATTTACTCCACGATATAACCTGTCAGCGGAGTATAAGTTGAACATGATTAACCCAATCTTCAACTCTACAATCCCTGCTGAATCCGTTATCTCAACTGGTTTCTATATTCCAAACACCGCCAACGTTCACTATATTGACGATGATGGACAAGGTAATTTGCGTCTTTTCTACTATGACGCTCAACAAAACAAATATATCGTTAACCCAAAGATTGGTGAAGTTGACTACGCCAGCGGAACTCTAATCGTTCGTAACTTGACAATCACTTCTATGGCTGATGCAACTTTCGAGTTTATTTTGAAGCCAGAATCTTATGACGTTGTTACAGCTTATAACCAGATCGTACAAGTTGCTCGTAACTATTTGAACGTTAAGGTTATCAACGATATGACTGCTGCTGGTTCTAACCAAGCTGGTAAGAACTACGTCTTCACTTCTATTAGAAACCTAAAGTAATATGGCTGAAAACAACGACTTTAGAGTTGGGCTGAAGAATTTAGCAGCCCAACAATTACCAGAGTTCGTAAGGGCAGAATATCCAACATTCGTTGCTTTCGTTGAAGCGTATTACGAATTCTTGGATATTCAAGGAGTTGACCTTAGAGAAGTCAGGGACATCGACACAACTCTGGATGAGTATATTAAATACTTCAAAGCTGAATTAGCTCACAACTATCCAGCTGTTTCCAGTGAAACTAAATCAGAACGTTTCTTGCTGAAACATATTAAAGAGCAGTACCTTGCAAAAGGTTCTGAGTCTTCATATAAACTTCTATTCCGTTTGTTATATGGTAAAGACGTTTTTATTGATTATCCTGGGCGTCAGATGCTTCGAGTTTCTGATGGACGCTGGACGCAAGACGTTTCTATCTTCGTTCAAGTCGGCCAAGGTGATCCAAACGAATTAGTTGGTAAAACGATTAGCGTACAGACAGGCAAAAAAATTTACAATACTGCAGTTGTATCTGGCGTCGATTCGTTTTCTGGGGTTCAGGTAAGCGTTCAAAAAGCAGTTGTTGTTGATGAAGCCTTAGATATATGGGAACTTTTCCTTGATAGAAACTTCTATGGTGAGATCTCACCAAACAATACTGTTAAGTATGGGTCATCATTCCAAGCAACTATTCTACCAAATACAGCTAAGATTAAGATCGTAGATGCTGGTAGAAATTTCAGACCAGGTATGGTTTTCCAGTTAAACACTGGCGAAGGTACACCATTCTGGTTTAAAGTTGCGACTGTAACAGACGTTGGTGGTTTGAAAACCATTGACGTCATTAAGTTTGGTTTATTCTATAATACCAGCTTCTCTGTTACAGTTCTACCAACATCGGCAGTATCCACAAAAACTAAAAAAATATCTCAAATCTCAGATTTGACATATACAGTTACAAGTAACGGTAAAATTGTTTTTTATGAGTTACTAAACCCTGGCCAAAATTATGTTTCACCTCCACTGGTTGAAATCACAGGAGATGGTACTGGTGCTGCTGCCCACGCTGTTATTGTCGATGGTAAAATTACAGAAATTGTGGTTGATAATTTTGGCGAAGGATATACTACTGTCTTTGCACAGATCACTAATGCACCAGGAGATATTACTGGCACTGGCGGGTCTGTTAAACCAACTATTGGTTCAGATTACAATTATAGGTTCAATGATAAGACTCAAGGTTTTACTGAATCTGGTTATGTTAACTATGGTGACTATTGGTCTCATGAGTTCTCAGACGGTACATACGTTGGTACTATTGCTCGTCAGTTCTTTATTAACGCTGCTGACACCTTGGGTGACAACCCAGCTATTTTGAACGTTAGTTTAGATGCTGTTTCCAAATACCCAGGATATTACAGAACAAACGACGGCTTCTTGGATGATTCTATGTTCATACAAGACTCATACTATTTCCAAGCGTTTGCTTATGTGTTGAAGATTGATGAACAACTAGAGAAGTATGCTTCTGTTGTCCGTTCTATGCTACACCCTTCTGGTATGGCTATGTTCGGGGAATACTCCATCAACAACAAGATTGCTCTTTCTGTTGGTCTTACATCTCTTGTCAAGTCTCTTGGTGTTACTTTATACGATACTGTATTGGCTGATGATAGTTATTTACTTGATTCTAATGGTAACGTTATTCGTGGAACAGTGTTCACAGCATACAAGTATCTGGAAACAGATTATACTAATGCGTTCACAGATACTACGAAGTATCTATTCACCAAGACTCTGGAAGATTCATACACAACAAGCGAAGTGTTTGACAAATTCTTCACTAAAGGCATTGGTTTAACAGGTCAGGCTGAAACTGTGTTCATGACAGAACTTGTCAATAAATATTTTGGCAAGAGCCTTAATGACACAACTAGTTTAATTGAAAACTTTACTAAGTTACTAACAACTAAATCATTTACAGATTTCGCCCCAATGGGCGAGCAGCACACTATTGCATTTACCCTAAATACCATTGATGATCCAACTTCTGGGGTGTACCCAGAATCTGGGTACATAGTTTTGAATCCGTATGATGAAGGTTCTTATCAAGCAGAACACTATTCAAACACTAGAGATTCTACTTTCTCAACTTAAAGGAGACCCTATGAACGAAATTAAACAAGGAAGCGAAGTATGCCCAAAGGGTTGGGTTACTATCACTAAAACAAATGAAGCAGGTCAAGTTACTGATCAGTTTGAAGTTCCAAACCTAGTTGTTACGACTGGCAAGGTTTACATTGCTGGTAAAATGATTGCAACTAACTCAGACGTTCCAGTTGCTATGACCCACATGGGTATTGGTACTGGTACTGCTTCCCCACTAGCCGAAGACACTACACTAGGTACTCAAACTGGTCGTGTTCTATTGTCTGGTAATATCCAAGAAAACAACTCTATCACTTACACTGCCACTTTCCCAGCAGGTACTGGTACTGGTGCTATTACTGAAGCTGGCATTTTCAATGCTTCTACTGGTGGTACTATGCTTTGCCGCACAGTGTTCCCAGTTGTTACTAAACAAGCTGGTGATACTATCGCTATCACTTGGAAAGTTACAGTAAGTTAATCTGAGTTTTTCTATATTATAATAAGTTAAACTATCGACGGAATAAAAATGGCAGATACAAAATTAGTAAAATCGATCTTATTTAAAGCACTCGCTGAGGGTGTTTATAGAGACGTTGTTACGAAGTCTTCATCATATTACTACTTTTTGGGTCAAACCTTACAATGGGTGGATGAGAACAATCCACCAGCACCCGTTGACAGTTTAACTTACGAACACGAAGTTCGTAATGAGATTATCACAATCAAAGAGATTAAACCATCAGACGTTGCTTTCGTTGTAAAGCGTAGAGATTGGGCGTCTGATGTTGTTTATGACATGTATGACGATCGCTATTCTGATGAAGTTCTTGGTTTGAACATTGTTTCCGGTGGTACAAGCTATATTAACCTTGATGATATTACAATTACTATCGAGGGTGGCGGTGGTTCTGGTGCAACTGCCGTTGTATCTGAACTTACAGGTTCTTCTATCTCTGGCGTTGTTTTGACTAACCCAGGGTCAGGTTATACTTCTGAACCAACTGTTACAATTACTTCAGCATCTGGTACTGGCGCTGAAATGAAAGCTGTTATTGGTATTTCATCTACTGGCGTTCAAAAACTTGAAGATGCGGCTTTCTATGTTGTTACTGACGAATATAACGTCTATAAGTGCCTTGATAACAATAATGGCGCTTTGTCTAAGATCAAACCTTCTGGCACACAATTAGCACCAATCAAAACTACTGACGGATACATTTGGAAGTTCATGTATAACATTCCAATCAACCTTCGTAACAAATTCTATACTGATGAGTATATTCCCGTGGTTTCGGCTTTGACCAACCACTTCTACTCAAATGGTACAATTGACAACGTTTATATTACTAACCGTGGTGAGGGTTATTCTAGCGCGATCGTTTCTGTAACTGGTGATGGTTATAGAGAATCTGACCCTATTCTTATTACAGCTGCAACTGTTGTTACTGAAGGTACTGGTTATTCTGAGGGTGCTACTATTGAGTTTGCCCCACCATTTACATCATTCTCCCCATTCATTCCAAACGGTTCTGTAAACCTTGGACAAATTATCAAGAATGGTTATGATGACTTCTATGAAGTCTCAACACCAGGTCAAATGGGACCAGTACAACCTAGTCATAAATTTGGAACAGTTCTGAGTGGAACATCTGCATTAAAGTATCGTGGTACTACAATGCGCGGAACAGTCACCCTTAGAAATGATAAAAACATAACAGCTATTGAAGTTGTGAGCGGTGGTTCTGCATATACTCAGGTTCCAACAATTACAATTAATGACCCAACAGGGCAGGGTGCACAGGCTACTGCTATCATTGGCGATTCTTCTATCAGTTCTATCACAATTAATAACTCTGGTTCAAACCATAATTACGTTTCACCAATCTTAACAGTCATTGGTGGTGGTGGTTCTGGTGCAATCCTACAACCAGTTCTTGTTAACGGTGATATTGACGAAGTTGTTGTGATATCTGGTGGCCAAGGATACACAGAAGTGCCAACAATTCGTATTGAAGATGTATCTGGATCTGGTTGCACGATGACTGCAATTCTTTCAGGTTCTCCTATTTTGGACATTCTGATAGTCGATGGAGGTGAAGGATACACGGATCCAGAAGTGGTTATTACTCCAGTTGTTGGTGATTCTGGTTTCGGCGCTATCGCTGAAGCTATGGTTGAAACTGGTGTTATTGATGATGTGGTATTAGTTGGTAGTGTTCGTGAAGTTGTACTCATTAGCCCTGGATCTGGTTATTTAAAATCACCAGAAGTTACAATTAGTGGCGGCGGTGGCAACTATGCCGTTGTTCGTTCTAAGTTGTACGCTGATAAAGTTATCTCAACAACCGTTATCAATTCTGGTGAAAACTATCTCGGTGTACCATCTGTAACATTCGGTACACCATGGGCACAAGGCTTAGAAGTTTACACAAACGATCAATTTTCTAATGGATCCAACCTGTACACTGTTGTTGAAGCTGGCTTCTTCGGTCACGTATCTCCATCTTGGAACAGCGGAACACAATATACTTCTGTTCCATGGGCTGCAACAACTGAAGTTTTTGAGGGCGATACTGTATATCAAGAAATTTCTGGAGTAAAACACTTATATCTGATCCTTGAAGATGGATATACAAGCACAACTGCCCCTGACTTTACTTCTGGTGATGGTGCTGGTGCAACATATGGCGTTGGTTTAAGATATGTTGGAGTTGTTGCAAGTTTAAGACGCGATGGTTCTGTTGCAACTGGCTATGCTGTTATGCGTTATGGCGCTGGCTATTCTGTAACACCAGCTGTTAACATTATCGACAATAATGGCACTGGCGCTGAGGTTAACTTCTTTACCGCCAAATCGGAAGCTAAGATTTCTGCGATTACAGAAAATGGACAAATCATTTATTTGGTTATTGACGACCCTGGCGTTGGTTACACTAAAGCATCATTGAGCGTTACTGGTGATGGAGAAGGTGCTTTATTAACAGCTGACTTATCTCTTGGTGCTATTTCTTCCCAACAAGCTAACAATGAAATCTTAACACCAGCTGGCACAATTGATGCAATCGCTATCATTTCTGGTGGTTATTCTTATGGTGTTGCTAACATCCTTATTGAAGGTGACGGTACTGGCGCAACTGCAAAAGCTATTATTGATCCAATCACTCAAGCTATCACTAAAGTTCAGATCGTCACACGTGGTGAGGGCTATACATATGCCAACATCAAAGTTATCGGTAACGGCTCTGGTGCTAATTTAAGAGCTATCATTTCCCCATATGGTGGTCACGGTAAGAGTTCCCCTGAAGAATTGTATGCAACTAACTTGATGTTCTATACTAACATTTCTAACGACCTTAACCAAGGTGTTGTGGTTGGTAACGACTATCGCCAAGTTGGTATCATTAAAGACCCTCGTGTATTTGACGGCTTTGAGAGATTCCAAGGTTCATTGGGTTCTGCTTGTTTTATTGTACAAGCCCCTGTTAATACGTTGAGATTCTCTAAGGATGAGGAACTTTACATTGAGCGTATTTCTCACCCAGATATTGAATGGGCACCTTCTTTACTATTGAACACTGGTGACTTTATCTGGACTGAAGAAAGAATTTATGCTGTTGCTGAAGGTGGCGTAGCAGGTTCTTCTGCTCCAACTTCTACTACTGGCACTGAAACAAACGGTTTTGCTAAATTGAATTACGTTGGTTCCACAAAACAAAAGAAACGTTATCGTATCGTTTCTTTATCTTCTGCGTTCGCCTTGGTACAATCTCTTGATAGTGATATTCCAGAGTCTAATGATGTTTTCATTAGAACTGCAAACATATCTGATAACTTTACTGCTATCTCTGTTGGTATGCCAAACTTTGATAAGTTCTCTGGTCAAGTTTTATATATTGACAACAAACAAGGATTTACACCTTCTGGCGACGAAACTATTACACTAAGAACTATTGTTCAATTTTAATAACTAAATAATAGAGTTATTGTTTAACATAAAGAGACAAAAGAATGGCACTTGATTTTAACACAGAACCGTACTTTGACGATTACGACGCTAAGAAAGACTTTTATCGTGTTCTGTTCCGCCCAAGCTATGCGGTACAGGCACGTGAACTTACTCAGTTGCAAACTATCCTGCAACATCAGGTAGCACGTTTCGGTGATCACGTATTTAAAAACGGTTCCCAAGTAATCCCAGGTTCAGTGAACGTAGATAATAAAGTTCACTTTATTAAACTTGAACAATTTACTGGTACTGTTGACGTTTCCACGTATATTGAAACATTCAAGAATAAGATTATCACTGGTGAAACATCTGGTGTTAAAATGCGTGTTCTTGATACTTCTGGCGGTTCTGCTGTTGTTGATCAATTAAATGTTCCAACACTCTACTGTAAGATTGAAGGTACTGCAGAAGATACTATCACTAATCGTTTGCAGCCAGGCGAAAACATTATCGCCTACACTGAAGATAACTTAATCTCCACAAACTTCCGCCTATCAGAAGATCAATTAACAGATATTACAGCTGTTATTAAGTTGACTGGTTCTGCTTCTGAAACTCCAACAACTTATACAAACAATGCTTCTTCTGACGTTATTGGTTATGGTTATAGTGTTGACGTTGGTGCAGGTATCTATTATGTTGACGGCACATTCGTTCGTAATGACGATCTAAAATTATATGTAAGTCGTTTCAACAACACACCAACTTGTCGTGTTGGTTTTAGAGTTACTGAAGAAACTGTTGCTCCAGAAGACGATGAGTCTATCCTAGACAACGCTACTGGTTCTTATAACTTCGCTGCTCCTGGCGCGCACCGTTACAAAATCTCTTTATCTCTAGTTAAGCTACCACTTACTGGAACAGATACTTTCAAATTCATCGAACTAGTTCGTATTGTTGATGGACGCGTTCATCAGAAAGTTACAAACAGTTCTTACGCTGAATTGGAGAAGTCTCTTGCTCGTCGCACTTATGATGAGTCTGGTAACTATGAAGTTAACAAGTTCAAACTTTCTGTTCGCGAACATTTGAACGATGGCACAAACCAAGGTATCTACACACCATTAGCTGATGGAACACTTCCAGTTGAAGGTGTTACTTATGGTGATGATGATAAATTCTGTTTGGTTGTAGATCCAGGTAAAGCATATATCCAAGGTTATGAAGTAGAATCTTCAGCTTCTCAGTTCGTAAACTTTAATAAAGCACGCGAGATTGATGGCGTGGAAGGTAATCACATCCAACGTACTGATCAACAAACTGTTGGTCTAAACCTTGGCAGCTATGTAGAAATTAAGAATCTATACAATATCCCAGATATCCTAAACTATGAGAAGGTATATCTGACAAAGGTTCTACAACCACGTGTTGCTAAAGCTACTTGTACAGTTAATCCATCTACTGGTGAAATTTCAACTGTCACTTTAGTTGACGGTGGTACTGGTTATACTGCTGGTTGGGATGAGAGCACACCAGGGTGGTCTGCTCACTTCTCAGTTGTCGCAAGAACTGGCACTGGTTCTGGTGCTCAATTAAACGTTACTGTCACAAACGGTGTTGTGACTGGTATTACTATCGCTGCAGGTGGTTCTAATTACAGCGCATCTGTTCCACCAGAGATTCGTTTAGACTATAACATCCCTGTTGGTGTGCAACCATCACAATCTAACATTGTAGGTACTGCCCGTGTTAGAGGTATCCAACTATCTGATATTGATTCTTCAGTTGATACTAATTCCATCTACAGACTAGGTCTTTTCGACATCAAGATGTTCGAAGGTCAATCTTTTGAACGTGATGTTAAGTCTGTAATTGGCTTAGGTGTTACTGATAACTTCGCTTGCGATATTTCTCCATCAACATATGCGATCCCAGGTACTGCAACTTCAATATCTGGCGACACAGTTATCAAAGGTCAAGGTACAGTTTTCAACTCTACTATTAAAATCGGCGATATCGTTTTCTTGAATGATGTGTTTATTGGTACTGTTGCACAAACTACTGGTACTGTAAGCGGAACAGAACTTGGTAACTTTGCGTTCCAATTGTCTGGTAACGCACCAGTAAGTATTGCAAACGCACGTATTACAGTTTTCAGCACTAAGCTAAACCTACCAACATTCGAATCTCTACTATTCCCAGTTGGTCAAAATAACATCAAGACTCTACGTGGTTACTTGAATGGTGCAGACAGCTTCAAGAATAGCAGCATCATCGTTCGTCGTCAATTTGAGGTTCGTTCTTCTACAAGTAACTCTGTAACATGGGAGCTAACTGCCGATAACGAAAACTTCTTGTCTGATCAAGATGATTCTAACTATTTGTTAGTGAACGTTAATTCTGGTCTACCAGTTTATTGGACAGTTGATGATACTTCTAAAGTATATGTCTCGTTCGACAATGACGAGAACCGCACAGAAGTTACATTCAACAACGTTCCACCAGGTCAGAACTATTATTTGATCGCTTCTGTCCTTCAATATTCTAACTCTGCTCAAGAAGCTGTTAAGTCTCTAAACAAGACAGGTTCTATGGAGATCGAGAACAAGAAGATTGTAAACTCAAATACTATTGAGTTGGCTCATGCTGATATCTTCAAATTAGTAAGCGTTGAAATGACACCAGATGATGGTACTTACACGTTCAACGAAGATAACGTTGTAGATATTACTGATCGTTACACTTTGGATAACGGTCAACGTTCTTCTTACTACACTTATGGTGCATTGAACTTAAAACCAGGGCAGCCTGTACCAAATGGTCCAATTCGCGTTAAGTACTGGTATTTCACTTACTCTAAGTCTGGTGGCAACGGTGGCAACTACTTCTCTGTAGACTCTTACACTATTGGCACTAACGGTATCAAGTATGAAGAAATCCCTTCATACTTCACAACTGATGCTGTTACTGGTAAGACTAAAGAAGTTAGTTTGACTGACGTTGTTGACTTCCGTCCAGTTCTAACTGCACCTTCTGCAAACGCATGGAACCCAGAGCTACCAATGCTTGGTTCTGATATGGCTTGCCCTCGCGCAAACTACGTTGGTCGTATCGACAAAGTTGCTCTTGACTCTTTCGGTAAGTTTAATGTTATTACTGGTGTTCCTGCTGAGACCCCTAAAGAACCAGATGATCCAAAAGAAGGTATGGTTCTTGCAACTGTTACAGTTCCACCATACACTAAGTCTGTTAAAGACGTTACTGTAACACAACGTGACAACCGTCGTTACACAATGCGCGACATTGGTCGTCTAGAGCGTCGCATCAATAAACTTGAATACTATGTAACTCTATCTCTACTTGAGAAGGATACTGCTCAACTTTCTATCGTTGATGAGACTACTGGTCTAGATCGTTTCAAGAACGGTTTCATTGTTGACCAATTTACTGGTCACGGTGTTGGTGATGTTAAACACGAAGACTATCGCATTGCTGTTGATTCTAAGAACAAGATTCTGCGCCCAATGCACTATACCAACGCAGTTGAGTTAGTTGAAGATTTAACATCTGGTTCTGACCGTGGTAACAAGACTTACCAGAAGACTGGCGATCTAATCACTCTACCATATACTGAACAAGATTATATCTTCAACGTTAATGCAACTCGTACAATGGACGTTCGTGCCATCTCAATGGGTGCGTTCAAAGGACAAGTATATCTGTTCCCAGAAGGTGATAACTGGAAGTCTGTAAATCGTCGTCCAGACCTAACTGTTATTGATGATAACAACTACGATGCGATCAAATTTATCGCTGACTACACTGGTGTAACTGGTACTGATTGGAACGAGTGGCAAACTCACTGGACTTCAATCACAACTACAACATCAGAGTATCGTTCTGGAAACACTCAATACGAAGCTACAACTACAAATTACAGCGGTTACAACGATCGTTCTGGTGTAACAACTACTTTAACTTCTTCTGTTAACACTCAGTCTTATGGTGATCGTGTTGTGGATATGTCTTATATCCCTTACATGAGAGCAAGACCAGTTACCTTCGTTGCTCAGAACTTGAAGCCAAATACACGTTTCTATCCATTCTTTGATAAGATTCCTGTTAAAGAATATGTGAAGCCAGCTGATGTGTTTAAGGTTACTCGCGTTTCTAACTCTCTAATGAATTTTGAGTTAGCAGACCTTCAAAACAACGTTCTAGTTGATGATCCACGTCGTTCTTTTGATGGCACTGTTTATAGATCAGTTGTTGGAGAAACTGGTAGCCGTGTTGAACCAGCGTTCAGTTTTGGTGATGTTATTACCAATACAACTCATACTGCAACAAACATTGTTTCTATTGCTAACCTGATTGCTCCAGCTACAACTTTCACAATGGTTGTTTCTGATACTAGCAACTTATATGTTGGTAACCACGTTGTTCTATACAATCTAAACTACCACAACTCAACTCCAGCTACACGTTGGCAAGATTACTCTGGTACAGTTATTCCAGTAAGTAACAAACTTATCAACCCAGCTGCAAGTTCTAAGCAACTTAACTTGAGAACTTTCAAGATTGTTGCTATCAACGGTGGCACTTTAACTCTTGGTAACATTGACGGTTCTTCTATCGAAGCGTTTGATGCATATTCTACTGCGTCTTATGATGATGGACAGAAAGGTCGTTTATACCGTCTAAAGGCTTCTGCTGTTGTGGCTTATGGCGGAATGATTCATAGCTCAGATACTATTGGTCCAATCCAACAAGACATTCACGTTGTTAACATCAAGAACGGATTTGGCGTTGGTGAGACTTTAACTGGTACTGTTGCAATCGGTTCTACTGGCTCTTACAACGGTTTCGTTGTTAATGAGATCAATAGTGCAACTACTGGCGTTGTAATGAAGAGCATCGGTGGTCATAGCACTACTGATGACGATGGTTCTGTTGTTGGTGTATTCTTTATCCCAGAAACTGATGCTTTGGCATTCCGTACTGGTGAGCGTACATTCAAGCTAACAGATAACCTATCTGATAGCAGCGCACAATTCGACTCTTCAGGTTCTGCTGTTTACTACGCACAAGGTATCGCTCTTGACAAAGAACGTACTGTTGTTTCTACTCGTGCTGCGCAGTTTATCCAATCTGCTGCATACGAAAACACGCGCGACCAAGGTCTACCGCCAGTTCGTCGTTCTACAACTTCTACTCGTGTTCTATACCAATACAGTACTGACCCATTGGCTCAGACTTTCGTGGTTAACAATCCAGGTGGTGCGTTTGTAACTGGAATTGATTTGTACTTCTCTGAAGCTGGTCGCCGTCCAGTTGCTCTAGAACTACGTCCAACTGACAATGGTGTTCCTTCTTCTACTAAGGTTATCCCATTCTCTCAAGTTGTTAGAACTCCTTCTGAGATCGTAGTTTCTGAAGACAGCTCTAAACCAACTTCGTTCAAGTTCAGATCTCCAATCTATCTACAAGATAACGAAACATATGCGTTCGTTGTTATGACTGACGAACCAGGTGCCCAAATGTGGGTGTCTGAGATGGGTCAGAGAGACATCTTAACTGGTAACACTATTGCTGGACAACCTCTAACTGGTTCTCTGTATGCGTCTCAAAACGCTCAAGAGTGGGAAATTCACACTCTGTTGGATATTAAGTTTGTTCTTCGCACTGCTAAGTTCAACACTAATGTTCAATCTGAATTGTTCTTGAAGAACGTATCGCCAGAGAATATTGGTCTTGACAGCAATCCATTCACTATCACTACTGGTCTTACAAAGGTTCGCGTTAAAGCTAGAAACCACGGTTTAATGGCTGGACATACTGTAACTATCAGAGGTGTACCACAAGGTTTTCATGGTTCAATTGACCCAACTAAAGGTATCCCAGACACGTTGTTCAATACAACACATGAGGTTCTTTCTGAAGGTCTAGATAAAGATAGTTTCATTATCCAGTTGACTACAACTGAAGCTGGTAGCGGAAATAACTTACTATCTGGCACATCCGCTGACTTCACTACTGGTCAATATGGTGGAAGCACAGTTTCTATCACCCGTGGTCTATTCATGGATGACTTGTATCTGAAGACTTCTGACCTAGTGTTTACTGATACAAAGGTTGATTACTACGCTAAAACAATGAACACAAACAGTGTGATTGGCGAGTATCTTCCAGTTGTTGCAAATAGCGATAACAACTTCAATACACGCATGATGATCCCTGCGTTAGAAAACTACAATACTGTTAACAACGTTAAAGTAGCCCCTCTGCAAATTAAAGCAGTGTTGTCTTCTACAAACCCTAACGTTTCTCCAGTTATTGACTTGCAACAATTGTCTGGCTTTGCTATCTCTAACTTGATCAACAATACTTCTGCTTCTGAAATTAACGTTGCTGGTATTGATACTCGCGTGCTGTTAACTGCAAACGATATCGTAACTGCTGATACAGAAGAACAAGGTACTGGTAATCTTACATCAGCTAGCACTTCTAGCACTTCTATTGCTGGTACTGATACTTTGTTTAGATCTCAAGTATTCCCAGGTAACAAGCTGTACAGAAAGAGCGATAACCAACTAATTGGTACTGTTGCTACTGTTAGCGGTACTGTTGACACTAGTTTAACTCTGACTGCTAACTCTCTAATTGATATTAGTGGCGCAACTGAGTTTATCATTCAAGCTAACCCAACTCTATCTTTCGCGAACAACGCTGATGGTTTGGGTAAGATTAGCACTAACATTGATACTGCGGATAACCTGTTGTCTTCAGCAAGTGTTGGTAAAGTAATGATCATCACTGGCGTTGATGGCGATGCTGTATCTCCAAAACTAATCGACGGCACTTATACAATTACTGACGTTCAAGTTATCGAAGACAGAACTGTTTATGCTGGTAACTCTGAGGGTGATATCTGTATCATTACTCTAGATCGTGGTTTTGGCACTACTGCCACTATTGACATGATCACTGATGGTAATTTCAATATCTCTATCTTGGATAAATATGTTGATGATACTGCACCATACGGAGCTTCTAACAATGCTAACTACATTACAAGAACTCTATCTCTAGCTGAACCAGCGGAAGTTATCAAGGTTATGTTTGATGCAAACATTCCAAACAGCACTGAGATCAAGGTGTATTACAGAACTTGGACTGGCAACGACGTTGATTTGAGAAAGCTACGTTGGAATGATACTGGTTACGTGAGCGACGCCAAAGACGTAAGCAGTGATTTCGTAGAACGTGAAATCACTAAGTCTGGTATCCCATCATTCAACAACCTACAAATCAAGATTGTTATGAAGTCTACTAGACCTGTTGCTGTTCCTAAGATTAAAAACCTAAGAGTATTGGCGCTTACATAAAATGAGTTTAGAAAAAGTTGAGGGTTACACCCATCTTAGAAAAGACACCTCCTCTGGGGGTGTCGTAAATGTTGACAAAAAGTCTTTCGCTTCGTATAAGACGCAAAGACTTTTTGCTCTTCAAAAACAAGAAGAAACTAAACATACAATTGATTCTGTAACTAGGTTAGAAACAGAAATAAATAATATCAAGAGCGACATGCAAGACATCAAGGTTATGTTGATGTCATTACTAGAAAAAGGTAAATAATGGCTATCATTCATTTAAGACAAGATAAAGAAAGACCACTTACAATTGAAGAGGTCGATTCCAATTTTGATTCTTTAAACCAAGAAGTTGCACAAAAGCTAGACACGATCTCGTTCACTGCAGAAAACATTCTGAACTTGTTGGAACCAGTTTCTGGTACAGACTCTACAGTTGACGCTAATAGGCTTCAAGGGTATTATCCAAGTAGAACCTCTCAACCAAACACAGTTGCAATTAGAGATTCTCTTTCTAACATCTACGCAAACCAGTTTTATGGTGTACACGTTGGTGCTGTTCTTGGTAACGTTACAGGTAACTTAGTTGGTACTGTAACTGGTAATGCATCAAACGTTGATGGTGTTGTTCAAGTTGAACATGGTGGAACTGGCGCTTCAAACGTTGCAAGTGCAAGAAACAACCTTGGACTTGGTAACATGGCTGTTCAAACCAAGGATAATATTGATATCACTGGTGGTACAATTACTGGCATTACTGATATCACTGTTGCTGATGGTGGCACGGGTGCTTCAAATGCTTCTGGTGCTCGTTCAAACCTTGGTTTAGTTATCGGTTCTGACGTTCAAGCATACGCTGCAACATTATCTGGTTTATCTGCTACATCAGGCGATGGTATCTTAGTTAGAACTACTACAAACTCTGCAGTTGTTCGTAAGTTTGTGGCTGGTAACTCTATCAACCTTACAAATGCAACTGGAGTTGCAGGTGATATCAATATTGGCGTTTCTCTGACACCTTCATTCAGCAGCATCACTAAAGTTGGAACAAACGGTTCTGGTGACCTTGGTCAAAGTAGCAATCGCTGGGGTGTTATTTGGGGGCAAGGTTTATCTGTTGGAACAACTGCTGCAGCTGGTGCTGGTGAAGTATTGGCAACTGGTAACGTTGTAGCGTATTACTCTGATGACAATTTAAAGACTAAACTTGGTAGGGTTGAAAACGCTCTTGATAAGATTGAAGAGCTAGAAGGTTTCTATTACGAGGCTAACCAAACTGCCCAAGATCTAGGGTATAAAGTAAAGCGCGAGGTTGGAGTTTCCGCTCAAAGAACTAAAGGTGTTATGCCCGAGATTGTTCACCCTGCCCCAATCGACGATAAATACTTAACAGTTGATTACGAACGTTTCGCTCCATTGTTTATCGAAGGTATCAAAGAGTTAAGAGCTGAACTTCGTTCTATCAAAAAACATATTGGGATGGAGTAATAGATGCCATTAATTACCACTCGCTCAACTACCGCTGTAGATGCGACAACTAAAAATTCACCATTAACAAACACTGAAATTGATACCAACTTTATCAATTTAAATAACGCATTAATTCAATCTGGCGATATTACAGGGTTTTCTGATAGAACTTCAAGCACTCTATCATTTAACGATTCAACCAGAACGCTAACATTAGCGCCAACTGGTTCTAATTTCACAATTTACTATAAAGGTAAAGCTGTTGTTATAAGTTCATCCCAAACAGTTACTATCGCTAACTCAGCTGGTTCACACTGGATTCATTGGGATTATTCTCAAAATAGATTAATTGACCTTGGAAACTCACCCAACTTCAAAGATAATCTTTTGGTTGCATACATTTATTGGGATTCTTCATCAACGTATGCGATGATTTTCGCGGATGAACGACATTCTGTTTCTAGAGATTTAAACTGGCACTATTATCAACACACAACAAATGGTGCCATTTGGAAGTCTGGTGGTGATGCTACTTATACTGTAAACAATACAAACACTGTTGGTATTGCTTTCTCTTCTCCAATTGTTTTAGCTGATGAAGACTTAGAACATTCTATCACAAACTCTGAATCGCCAGCTCTTCCATATGAACAGACATTGTCTAACCAAGTTGCAGGGTTGGCGAACCTACCAATAGTTTATCTAAATGGTACATCATATAAACAACTTTCAGCTACAACTATTCCATGGTACCCATCTACAACAAGGGCATACTATAACCCTGTTGCTTCAGGTTCTGGTTCATTAACAACCGCAGCCGCCGACGACACATATATTGTGTATTGGGTTGTCGCGACAAACGACACTCGTGCTCCTATTAAATTAATTATGGGTAGAAACGCATGGAATTCAGTTGGCGAAGCAGAAACAGAGAATTTTGATTCTTATGGTTTCCCTATGCCTGAAGTTGCACCAATGTATAAGGTCATTCTAAAGACTAGATCTTCTTATACTCAAAACACAGCTCGTGTTAACATTATCTCTATCAGAGAAATTGTAGGTAAACAAAACGCTAGAGCAAATACATTTGATACATTATCTCATGATGCTCTATCAGATAGATTTTCATCAAACCAACATAGCATTAGTTCAATCACTGATTTACAGGCAACGTTAGATAGCGTCGCTGGTGCTTCTGTTGCTATGGCTATCGCACTAGGATAATAAATAAAGTTATGGCTAATACATTTAAATCTTATCTTGCTTCTAACGTTACTGCTCAAACATCAGTTTTAACTGCAGCAGTAAGCACACAAACCACGTTGATTGGTTTATCCGCAGCTAATACAACAACTGGTGCAGCCTCTGTTACAGTTGTATTATCTAGAAGCGGAAGCGACTATCACGTTATTAAAAACGCAGCTGTCCCTGCTAATGATGCTCTAGTTTTATATGGTGGAGATCAGAAACTAGTAATGCAGGCTGGAGATGTCTTAAAAGTTACTTCTTCTGCTGCAGTTGATATCATTGTTTCAGTTCTTGAGGTGAATTAATGGCTTTACTATCTGGTAGCGGAAGTGCCGCTTATAAGAGCGTTGACAGAACAAACTTTACAGCCACTGCTGGACAGACTACATTCACCCTTTCCCAAGGTTACTCTGTTGGAGACATTGATGTCTTCATGAACGGTATTAAACTTGTTGAGGGTGATGACTTCTTTGCAACTGATGGTACAACTGTTGTTCTGACTTCTGCCGCTGCAGCAAACGACTTCGTGCAGGTTGTTGCATATAACTCATTCTACGCTGCTAACACTTACACTAAATCTGAAGCTGACACTAGATATATGGTTGCCACTGGCCAGACGCCAATGCAATCATATTTGAGAACGCCAAACTATGGTGTTTCATCTTGGTCTGATTCTGCATCTGCTTCTCTAGAAGCGAGCGCTGGTGCTGGTACGCAAGGTGTTGGTGTTAAAGCATGGGGTCGTTCAGTATCCACATTCGGTGGAGACATTCATTACATAGCAGACACCAGAGGCGCAAGTGGATCTCATCGTTTCTATGGTTGGAATGGGTCATCGTGGACTGAAACAATGAAAATTGATTCAGCTGGTAGGATGAATACACCAAATCAACCTTGTTTTTATGCGTTTCAAGGGGCAACAGGCACAACAACTTCTACTGGTGTTTTAGTTTTCACTTCTACTAGAATTAATGTCGGTGGTTCATATAATACATCTAATGGTAGATTTACTGCGCCAGTCTCTGGTAATTATATGTTCTCAGCGCACGTTTTACATCGAGGAAATGGTACATCTGGTAACCTCGAATTGACATTCTATAAGAATGGTTCTAACATTAACAGTCGCGGTATGGCATACTCTGTTGCTTCGCAGAGTAGCGGTCACATTCCAGTTCATACAACTGCTATTATTCCTCTAGTCGCAGGCGATTATGTTCAAACTGGATTACATGCAGTGACTTCTGGTTCAGATGGTTATCTAGCCGATAACCTTGCCCATTTTTCAGGTTACTTAATTGGATAAAATATGACAAAACAATATATTGTAGAATTAACTGATGCTGAAGATAAAGCATTAAGCGTTGTTGCTATTGATCAACACGATTGGATTTTAAATGTCGCGAAAGAACGCTGCCGTATTGCAATTGAAGAAATTGTCTCTGCTGAAGTTCAACGTCTTTTAGCTGAAGGTAAGCCAATCACTGGAACAAAAGAAGATATTGTTCTAGCAGCGGATATTGAAACTGCAGCAGAACGCCAATTGCGCATGGAAGAAGAATTTAGAAAATTCCAAGAAGAACAACAAGGTTAATACATGAGTCTAGCTAGAAACATGTCAAAGGTTGACGTTGACGGTAACGGATACGTCAACCAATCATCTTTGGCGAGCATTGATGGTTCTGTGTTTTCTGGTAGATTACCAGGAACAGTTTTCCCATCAGGTTCTTCCGTTCAAATGGTTTCTAGTTTATATCAGTGGTATAATTCTGTTTCTTTATCTACATCTTGGGTTGATGTGCCAAATATGGCATTATCAATAACCCCAAAGTTTAGTAATTCTAAAATAAAAGTTGAGATGCGTTGGTTTGGGGAAACACAAACTGCATGGGACGCTGTGTTTGGTATTACTAGAAATGGTACATTAATCAACATGCCAATCAACGTTTCTACTAGAGATCCAGCTATTGCGATACCATGTCAAACATATATTGCAGATGATAACAACAGCACGCCAGAATTAGCTTATATCTACACTGTTGACACACCGAACAGTATAAACGTTCCAGTCACTTATAGATTAGTATGTAAATGTAACACAACTGGTAGAACATTGATCACTGGTAAAGTTTTTGATACAGGTAACGGTGGAACAAACTACGAACAAGGTTCTTGCGAGATTATCTTAACGGAGTATGCATTTTGAGTAACGCTAGAAATATGGCTAGGTTAAAAGCAACCAGCGCGGGTGTTATTGCGACTGCGTCTATGCCTCCAGTATCACCATCTAAGGTTTCTACTGGAACTGTTAACAGAAACTACCTACCTTCTGGTAGCGTTTTACAGGTTGTTTCCAAAGTAAACACTTCATATAGCACAGCCACTGTAGATCTTGGTTATTGGACAACCGTGCCAGATATGTCATTACAGATAGTGCCACTACGAGCAAATTCTAAATTTAGAATTGATATTCGTTGGGGAGGTGAAGTTGCTGGTGCATGGGACGTTGTTTTTGCAATAAGTAGAAATGGTGCTATTATTGGCACTCCAACCCAAGAAGGATCCCGTATGGGCGCAGTTGGTATGCCGTTGCAATCATACATTGATGATGATAATAATAGCACTTTAGAGTATTCGTGCTTCTCATACATTGATGAACCAAATCTTGGTCAAACGCTATCAGTTCTACCACAGACATACAGTTTAGTTGCTAAAGCGTGGACTTCTAGAACATTATATACTGGGTGTGTTGTTAACATTGGACAAGATAGTTCAAACTATGAGAGAATCTCAACAGAGATTAGTATAACAGAGATAGCGACATGAGTAAAGCAAGAAATATAGCTAGATTGATGTTGAACAGTTCTGGTGTACTGCCAGAGAGCTCAATTCAAACAATTAGTGCTTCAAATATCACTTCAGCATTATCACCATCAACAACATCGTCTGGTCAGGTTTTACAAGTTCAAACATCGTTTTATGGGTGGTATAATAGTCAAACATTGACAGCTTCTTGGCAAGATGTACCAAATATGGCTGTTAGTATTACACCTAAAACATCTAATTCTAGATTTAGAGTTGACGTTAGATGGTTTGGCGAAGTTTCTTCCGCGTGGGATGTCACTTTTGGCATTACACGAAATGGTACAGCAATTAATTTACCTTCGCAAGAATATAGTCGTCATGGGTGCTTGGGTATGCCTAATCAATCATACGTCCAAGATGATAATGACTCAACGCCAGAATATTCATTCTTTTCAACAATAGACTCCCCAAATACATTAAGTGCATTAACATACAGAATGGTGTATAGATGTTATTCTGGTACAAGAACAATTTACAATGGGCGAGTTTTCAGCGGAACTACCAACGGTAACTACGAACAGGGTTCTGCATCAATTACAGTAACGGAGTATGCTACATGAGACATCAAGCAATTAGAAACCTATATCCAAATGTTTGGACAATCTCAACTGATGAAACTGGCGATCATGCATTTGACCAAGTTGGAGTTGCTATCGAGTATGATGAAGGTTTAGTTGCTGCAGAAGCGCAACGTTTAAACACAGAGGCACTAAATAATCAGTATAAGTCTTTGAGAGCAAAAGAATATCCATCAGTTAAAGAGTTTGCGGATGCTATGTATTGGGCATCGCAAGGTGATGATACAAAGCTCCAAGAATATTACGCAGCATGTGCTGCTGTAAAAGAAAAATATCCAAAGGGTTAATCCATGTCATTATTATCAGGTAAAACTGCTTCATCATATTCTCAGTACACAGCAGACCAGTTAATTGGTAATGGTTCACAGACAGTTTTTTCATTGTCTAGAACCCCACCGTCACCAGCTGCATTGATTGTTACCATTGATGGTATTAAACAACATAGTTCTACATACTCTGTTGGTTCAAATCAAATTACATTCTCTGAAGCCCCACCAAGCGGTTCTTCTATTGAATGTACAGCTATTGGTTCTCCAGGTATTGCATATGAACCAACTGACGGTTCTATTACTGCTCAAAAGTTAGCAGGTGAAGCTGTAACCACAGTAAAGATTGCAGATTCTGCAATTACTACTGCCAAAATTGCAGATGGTTCTTTAACCGCTTCAAAATATGACAGTTTAAGTTCTAATGGAACTGGCGGATTGGCCATGCCATCTGGCACAACTGATCAAAGACCGCTGAATCCACCAAACGGAACTGCTCGTTATAATACAGATTTTAGATGCGTTGAATATTACTATAACACATTCTGGTTAACTGCAGATCCATCACAACAACCTACAATGCCTGTTGGTTCTCATATTTGGACCAACAATCAGAGCAATGGTTATATTGCTTCAATTGGTAAGTCTTGGACGGCTCGCGGAGAGCAAACTTCAGATTTGACATGGGTTGTCCCTGCAGGGGTTTATTGGATTTTTGTTAAGTTGTGGGGTGCTGGTGGAGGTGGCGGTGCATATGGTGGTTGGCGCCAAGGTTCCAACGGAGGTGGCGGTGGATATACTCAGGCTATTATTCCAGTAGTTCCTGGGGAAACTATGACAACACGAGTTGGCCAACGTGGTTATGCCCGTTGGGGAGCCAACAGAGCATATCCAGATGGTGGCGGATCATCAACTGGTGGTGGTGACAATCAATATACTGCTGCAGGTGGCGGATCAAGTTCAATCAAAATTCCTTCAGTTTCTTCAGAATATTGCCTATTCGCAGGCGGTGGCGGTGGCGGTGGTTCTGTAACTGGTTATGCTTTTAATTCTGGTGGCGCAGGTGGTGGATTACAAGGTCAACCTGGGGCAAGAACATCATACACCCAAAGTAGCGGTACAAATTTTGGCGGCGGTGGCCAACAAACAACTGGTGGAAGAGCTGGATCTGGTAATAACACATCAGGCGGCGCAGGTTCATTTAAACAAGGTGGTACTCACCAAAACGGAAACTGCTATGGTGGCGGTGGCGGTGGCGGATGGTATGGCGGTGGTTCTGGCGCTTATGGTGGTTCATCTATGGGTGGCGGTGGTGGTGGTTCTGGCTACGTTCACCCATCTATAACAGGTATGACTATGACTGGTTCTGGTAATATCCCAGCTAACCACACTGACGTTTGGCTTGGTCGTTTTGTTGGACAAGATGATCTACAATACGCTAGAGGTGGTGAAGAGGATGGCTTCGGTGGTCCTGGTCTGATGATTTGGTGGTGGTAATGGAGAATAAAATGGATATCATACAAGCACTAATGTTTATTATGCCCATGGCGAAATACCACTTCAATGGAGATACCATCCCTGAAGGTGGTTGGGTTTATGAAGATTTAGTTTGGGATGATTTATTCTTCCCAAAACCAACAGAGCAACAACTAAAAGAAGCCTATGCGTTGAGTCAGGCTACTTATAGCAATCCATCTGGTGATTATAGAAATCTTCGTAAAGAACACTTTCCAACAGCCGAAGAACAACTAGCTATGATCTACGATGTTGGTATTGAAGGGTGGAAAGAATATATCAAGAATGTCAAACTTAATATTCCAAAGCCAGAGGTAAACTAATATGGCATTAACACGAATTAATCCAAACCTTCTTTCAGATAATGCTATCAGCACAGCAAAGTTAGCAGATAGTTCAGTTACTTCTGCTAAGATAGCAAACTCTACTATTATTGGTACAGACTTGGGGTTCCCAGGTGTAACATATCAGATTAAATCTGCAATGTACAATACACAGTTCTCTATGTCTTCTGGTACAATGTATGATTTGAACTGTGGTATTACAATTACCCCAACAACCAATACCAGTAAGTTTATGCTTCTTGGTTATGGTCACGCTGATGATAACTCTTCAACTTCTTGGGGTATTGGTTTAGCAATTATGTGTGAAGTTTCTGGTTATGGTAACAGATATTATTCTCACCAAGGTACTCACCACACTTATGTTTCTGGTTCGGCAGACCACTATTTCCACGCCAACATTCAAGAAGTGGATGACGGTTCTGGACATGAAGGTGGTTCTATTCCAATTGTTGCTGGTGTTCCGAGAACTTATCGTTTATATGGTTGTTCTCACAACGACTCTTGCCGTTGGAATGCTTCTAGTATTTCTCAAAACTCTGCGACATTATCTAGATCCCCAGGTAATTCTAACACCTATGGTTCCAGATTTATTGTTATTGAATTTGCAGGTTAAGGATAAAACATGATTGATTTACAAACTCAAAGATCAAAAGCACCAACTAGAATTTTATCGGATATTGCAACTGAAAATTCTTTGAAATTTTTACTTGTTGGCGCTGTTGATGAAAATATCAAAGAAGCAGATTTCAATAGAGTTATTTGGATGCCTTTGGATAAGACTTTTGTTAATGGTACAGAAAAATCTTTACCATCTCCAGTTACATGGAGTTATTTCAAGCAGAGATTAGAAGAATACCTCTTAATGATTGATTACAAATATAATCGAAGAAATGAATATCCATCTATTGAAGAACAACTTGACACTATCTTCCATGACGGTCTAGATGTTTGGAAAGAACAAATCCAAGCGATCAAAGATAAGTATCCAAAACCAGAATAAATAGTTCTATTACGAACTAGGAAAATCTAATGGCTGTCGCAACTAGAGAACAATTAAAACAATATGCACTACGTGCTCTTGGCGCACCAGTGCTAGAAATTAACGTGGACGATGTTCAGTTAGAAGATCGCCTAGACGAAGCGTTAGATTACTGGAATCTATACCACTACGAGGGTGTAGAGCAGATGTATTTGAAGCACCGTATTCGTGCTTCAACTCTTAACCTTCAATCTAACAACGGTACAGACTTTGTGGTTGCCGAGGTTATCACTGGCGCGACTTCTGGCGCTCAAGCTAAGGTTATCCTAGAATCTGGCAGTCAACCAGTTAATGGAAGTATCTATGTACGAAACGTTGTCGGTACATTTGTAGCTGGGGAAACTATCAATGGTTCTTCTGGACATACTGCTGTTCTTGCTGCTACTAATCCAGTCACTCTTGGCGAGTACGATCTAAAATACATTACAACACCAGACTATGTTTATGGTGTTACAAAAGTTTTAAACATTGGTCAAGCATCGTCATCTAAAAATATCTTTGATCTACAATACCAACTTCGCTTAAACGACTTATACGACCTTACTTCTACATCTATCGTATATTACAAAACAGTGATGTCACACTTAGCGATGCTTGACCTTGAATTAAACGGTCATCCATTGTACCGTTTCAACCGTATGCAGAACCGTTTGTATCTTGATGTAAACTGGGAAACTGATATCATTATCGGCGACTACGTTTTACTACAAGGATACCGCGCAATCAACCCATCGGATTTTGCTAAAGTATTTGGCGAACCATGGTTGAAGCACTATGTTACTGCTCTGTTTAAAAAGCAGTGGGCAGTTAATATTAAGAAGTTCTCTGGTCTACAGCTTCCAGGTGGTGTAACACTTGATGGTGATAAGCTATATGCTGAAGCCACTAAGGAGATTGAGGATCTAGAAGACGAACTACGCACAAAATCAGCACCGCTTGACTTCTTCTTGGGGTAATCTATGGCAACAAATCCATACTTCACCCAAGGAACAACAAGGGAACAAGATCTCATTGAAGAGATCATCATTGAGTCTCTCAAGATTTACGGCAAAGACTTTCTATACATTCCAAGAACACAAGTATCAACTGACCGTATCTTCGGCGAAGATCGTCTAAGTAAATTTGAGCACGCCTATCCAATCGAGATGTATTTCGATAACATTGAGAGCTTGGCTGGTCAAGGTGCAATGATTCAGAAGTTCGGTTTGCTAATGGATCAATCTGCGACTTTAACAGTTGCTCGTAAACGTTGGACTGATTTAATTGGAATCCACGGTACAACATATCTACCAAACAGACCAAACGAAGGTGATTTGATTTATTACCCGTTGACTAAAGGTTTATTTGAAATCAAGTTTGTTAAGCACCAAGAACCTTTCTATCAACTAGGTCGTTTGTACACTTACAAACTTGACGTTGAACTATTCCAATACAGCAGCGAGAAGATTGATACTGGTGTTGCTGAAGTTGATGTATTTGAAGATCTAAAATCTTTCGACACCACTATCAATCCGCAAGTTGAAGATGCAACTGGCTTTGCTGATAACCAAGTATTCAAAGATAAAGCTACCTCTGAAAATGCGCTATTTGATGAGAGTAATCCGTTTGGAGAAGTTTAATGTTAAATAACAGCGTATTTTATCACGGGATTGTTAGAAAGTGTATTATCGGCTTTGGTCGTTTGTTTTCTAACATCTATATTGACCGTAGAGAAGACGATCCAGTAAATGGACCAACTGTACAACGTCTACACGTTCCTTTATCTTATGCTCCGAAAGAGAAGTGGTTAGTTCGTTTGGATGAAGATCCATCATTGGAAAACCACACATTGACATCTCTACCAAGAATGTCATTTGAAATTATTGCATACACTTACGATTCTTTGCGTAAGGTAAACCGTATGCAATATATGAAGAACGATGCAGTTGCTGCAAACGGTGACACTTCTACTTCTCTCGTTAGAACTCCTGTACCATACAACATTGATATGTCTTTGTATATTGTTACAAAGACTCAAGAAGACGCTCTTCAAATTATTGAACAGATTCTTCCATGGTTCACCCCAGAATACTCAATGACTATTAATGCAGTTGATGACATGGGAATTAAGTTAGACGTTCCAGTCGTTCTAAACTCAGTTATTGTTTCCGATGAATTCGAAGGTACTTTCCAACAAAGACGTTTCGTTATTCACACTATTAACTTCCAGATGAAAGTTTCTATGTTTGGTCCAGTTTCTCAACAGGGAGTTATCCTCCAGTCTGACGCTGGATTAGGTACGAACACTAATCCAGAAACACCGATCAGCGCAACATATCGCGCAACTGGTGAGTTTGGTCCAGATGGTGAACAAATAATTACTTCAGATGGGTGGATAAACGAACTCTAATTTATGGCTGAAATTTATAATAGTAATGCGAACTTAAAAGCTGCTGGTATTACCTTCCAATTTACTCCTGACCAAGTTCAGGAGTATGTTAAGTGCGCTCAAGACCCGATCTACTTTATTGAGAACTTCTGTTATATTGTTACACTTGACTACGGTTTAAAACTTTTCAAGTTATATGATTGTCAAAAGAAGAAGATTGACATCATCCACAATAACCGTCGTGTTATTCTTATGGAAGGTCGTCAGCAAGGTAAGACGACTTCTTCTGCTGCCTACATTCTTTGGTACACCCTATTCCACGATAACAAAACAGTTGCTATTCTAGCTAACAAAGCTGCAGCTGCCCGAGAAGTTCTTGACCGTTATCAAACGATGTACGAGAACTTACCTAAGTGGATGCAACAGGGTGTTACTGGTTGGAACAAAGGTGACATTGAACTAGAAAACGGTTCAAAGGTATTCACTGCTGCTACTGGTAAGTCTGGTATTCGTGGTAAGTCTGTTAACATGCTGTACGTTGACGAAGCTGCGATTATTCCAAACAACGTTGCCGAAGAATTCTTCACTGCGGTTTACCCAACTATTTCTGCAGGTCAAACTACCAAGATTCTTCTATCTTCCACTCCGCTAGGTTACAACCACTTCTGGCGTTTCTGGAATGATGCTGAGAACGACCGTAACGGTTTCGTTCCGTTGTTTATTCCTTACTGGGAAATCCCAGGTCGTGATGCTGCGTGGGCTGAAGAACAGAAGCGTATGCTTGGTGAACTCAAGTTCAACCAAGAGGTTTTATGTAACTTCTTGGGTTCTAGCTTAACTCTAATCCGTGCTGACGTTATCGCTAAGATGACAGTCGACCAACCTATCCTACAAAAGGATGGTTTAGACGTATTTGAGCGACCACAAAAGAACCACACTTATTGTGGTGTTATTGATATTGCCGCTGGTGTTGAGGGTGACTCTTCAACTATCCAGATGATTGATATCACGGAAACGCCATATCGTATTGTGGCTAAGTATAAGCGAAACGATATTACACCGCTGTTGTTCCCATCAGTAATCTTCAAGGTTGCAACAGAATACAATAATGCATTTATCTTAATTGAAACTAACGTCTCTGATCAAGTCGCCCAAATTATGCACCAAGAACTAGAGTATGAGAATATTCTTATGGTTTCTAGAGCTAATGGTGTACAGTCTATCGGTGGTGGTTTCGGCGGTCAGAAGTCTCAGTTAGGTGTTAATACTGATAAGCGTGTTAAACGTATCGGTTGCCATAACTTTAAAGCTATGGTTGAGGAAGATAAACTTCTCATCACAGACCCAGACACTATTTCTGAAATCTCTACATTTATTGAAAAACGTGGCTCTTATGAAGCCGACGAAGGATATCATGATGACTTGGTTATGCCTCTAGTTCTGTTTGGTTGGTTAACAACACAGTCATATTTTAAAGAACTAAATAATATCAATATGCGCAAGATTATGTATGAAAAGCAAATCAAGGCTATCGAAGAAGATTTGACTCCGTTTGGATTCTATGATGACGGTAAACCTGAAGCCGATCCTTTGAATTTTTGAGTGAAAACAACTAAAAACTAAATAAAATTGTAGACAGTTTTTGTCTAGGCAATCATTATAAACAAGGAGAACAACAATGCCGTTTCAATTATCTCCAGGCGTTGCAGTCGTAGAAAAAGACTTTACTTCTATCGTTCCTGCCGTAGCAACCTCCATCGGTGCGTTTGCTGGTCAGTTCGACTGGGGTCCAGTTTTGGAACCAATTACGGTTACATCAGAAGACGAACTAGTTCGTCGTTTTGGTACACCAAACAACAATAACTTCCAGTCTTTCTTTACTGCTGCTAACTTCCTATCTTACTCTAATAACCTATTGCTAGTTCGTCAGCAGACTACTAACATGAAGAACGCTGTTGTTACTCCAACAGGTGCTTTAACTTCAGTCGACGTTATCCTTGCTGGTACTGGTTACGACTCTCTAGCAACACCACCAACTGTACAGATTCTGACAGAAGGTTTGTTGGGCGTGGTCACTGTTACTAACCAAGGTTCTGGCTACACTAATACAGAAATATCACACCCAACAGTTGCAGTTGATGATCCAACTGGTTTTGGTGCTGTATTGGAAGCAAACGTTTCTAATGGACAAATTATTTCTATTGACGTTATTGCTCCAGGAGCTAACTATACTTCACCTACTATCACTATTACTGGTGGTAACGGTACTGGCGCAACTGCAACTGTAACCACAGTCGATGTTCAAGAACCAGGTGGTATCCAACCAACTGCTAGTGCAGTTCTTTCTGGTGGCGCAATTACTGCTATTAACCTATCTTCTGCTGGTTCTGGTTATACAACTGCCCCAACAGTGGCAATTGTTACAGCTACTGGAGATTTTGGTACTGGCGCAACTGCAACTGCAGTTCTTTCAGGGTCTGGTTTAACTGGTATCACTGTTGGCTCTACTGGTTCTAACTACACTTCACCAACAGTATCATTTACTGGCGGTGGCGGCACTGGCGCAGAAGCTTCTGCAGTTCTTGCTGGTCCAGTTTCTTCTATTACTTTAATCAACGCTGGTTCTGGTTATACAACTTCTCCAACAGTAACTATTACTGGTGGTGGTGGTTCTGGTGCTACTGCAACTGCAACTACTGACGGTAACGTTATTACTTCTATCTCCATTGTTTCTGGTGGCGCAGGATATACTTCTGAACCAACAGTAACTATTACTGGTGGTGGTGGTTCTGGTGCTGTTGCTGACTCTGTTGTTAACTATAACATCATTAGCTCTATCACTATTACTTCCGCTGGTTCTGGTTATACAACTGCCCCAACAGTAGTTATTACTGATTCCACTGGTACTGGCGCCGATGCAACTGCTACAATTGGAACTAGTTCTATTGCATCTATCTCTATCGCAAACGGTGGTACTGGATATAAAAACACTCCAACAGTAACTATTACTGGCGGCGGTGGTTCTGGCGCAACAGTAGGTTCTGTCACTGTTGGTGCTTCTTCTGTAACTGGCATTACAGTTATTGAAGGTGGTACTGGTCTTTCTGCACCTCCAGCGATCTTGATTGAGGATGCTCCATCTCAGAACGGTGTTACTGCTATTGCTACTGCAAACATCACTACTGCTGGTGTTGCAATTCTTAACGGTCAATTCTACTCTGCAAACTTCATCAACGGTGGTGGTGTTACTGGTGAGTGGGCTGCTAAGTATCCAGGCAAACTAGGTAACTCTCTAAAAGTTTCTATGGCTGACCGCGATACTTACGCAAACTGGGCGTACAAAGACGAGTTCGATGCTACTCCAGGAACATCTGAAGGTGCTTCTGTTATCGGTGGTTCTAATGATGAAATGCACATTATCATCATCGATGAAAAGGGTTATATCTCTGGCGTTGAGAATGCAGTTCTAGAAAAGTTCGCGTTCGTATCTAAGGCTTCTGATAACAAGAAAACAGACGGCACAAACAACTACTACAAAGACGTTATCAACGGTCGTTCTGAGTGGTTGTGGTGGACTGATCACACTGATATGGTTACTGGCGGTTACGAGAACAATAACTGGGGTCAACCAATGGCTGGAACTTCGTTCAAGTCTATGACTGCCCCTCTAACTCAGTCTCTATCTGGTGGTATCGACGATAACTCTTCAACTGAAGGTCAGAAGATGGCTGCGTATGAGTTATTCGCTAACGCTACTCTTTATGACGTAAGCCTAATTATGATGGGTAAATCAAGCTCTACTGTTGTTAACTATGTTATCGACAATGTTGCTTTAGAGCGTTTGGATGCTGTTGTGTTCATCTCCCCAGAAGATACAGAAACTGGCGAAGTTATTATCGGCGATGGTTCTGTTCACGTTAACAAGATCATTGACTTCCGTAATGAATTGAATTCTAACTCTTACTCTGTAATGGATTCTGGTTACAAGTACCAGTATGACCGTTACAATGACGTGTATCGCTGGGTTCCATTGAACGGTGACATTGCTGGTCTATGTGCTCGTACTGACTACACTAACGACCCATGGTGGTCTCCAGGTGGTCTGAACCGTGGTCAGATCAAGAACGTTGTTCGCTTGTCTTGCAACCCAAACCAGACTATGCGCGATAACCTGTATCGTAACTCTGTTAACCCAGTTGTTACTTTCCCAGGTCAAGGTACTGTTCTGTTCGGCGATAAGACTCTATTGGCTAAACCATCTGCATTCGACCGTATCAACGTTCGTCGCTTGTTTATCGTTCTTGAGAAGTCTATCGCAACTGCTGCTAAGTATCAGTTGTTTGAGTTCAACGATGCGTTCACTCGCGGTCAGTTCAAGAACCTAATTGAACCGTTCCTACGTGACGTACAAGGTCGTCGTGGTATTACCGACTTCCTAGTTAAGTGTGATGAGTCTAACAACAGTGGTGAAGTTATCGATCGTAACGAATTCGTTGCTGACATCTTTGTTAAACCAACTCGTTCTATCAACTTTATTACTCTTAACTTCGTGGCTGCTCGTTCTGCTATTGCCTTCAGCGAGCTAGGTGGCTAATCATAGATGAGGGGGAGAAATTCCCCTCGTTTATAACGAATAAATATAGGTAATAACAAGGAGATTTTAAATGGCAAATATTGCTGACTTTAAAGCCCAGATGATCGGTGGTGGTGCACGTCCGAACCAATTCAGAGTTGAGTTGACTTTCCCATCATTCGTTACTCTAGGTGTTATTGCTGGTCAAAGAGCACAGTTCCTATGCCGTGCTGCATCTTTACCTGCATCAACTATTGAAACAATTTCTATTCCGTATCGTGGTCGTCCAGTGAACTTCGCTGGTGAGCGCTCATTCCAACCTTGGACTGTTTCGATTTACAACGATACTACTTTCAACATCCGTAATGCCCTAGAGCAATGGCAGTCTGGTATTCAACAATACAATACAACTAACGGTCGTACTAACCCTACTGACTATCAGGTTGACTTGTCTGTTCACCAGCTAGACCGTAACGGTGCAACTATTAAGTCTTATAAGTTCACTGATGCGTTCCCAACTAACATTGGCGCTATCACTCTAGACTACGAACAACAAAACGCAATCGAACAGTTCGACGTTGAATTCATCTACAACTTCTTCACTTCTAATGAAGGTGCTGGTGCTAACTTCGGTATTAACGTTGGTATTAACACACCAGTTGGTACTTTCCCAGTTTAATCTAGAAGGACGAGTATATAATGCAGCTTTTTGGCTTTGAAATCAAACGCGCGAAAGATGAGCAGGTTCTACCGATTCCTTCGGTAGTTCCTCCATCGAACCAAGACGGCTCCACCGTAGTAAACACTGGCGTTAATGCTGGCGGGTACTACGGTATGGTTGTCGACCTAGATGCATCCCTTAAAAACGAAAACGACCTTATTCGTCGTTACCGTGAAATTTCTCAGTACACCGATTGCGATGCTGCTATTGAAGACATCGTAAACGAGGCACTTATCTCTGATGAAACTAAACAACCTATTGAGATTATTCTCGATGACCTAAAAGTTTCAGCAGGTATTAAAACTAAAATCGCAGACGAGTTCTCTGAAGTTCTTAGACTATTGAAGTTTAATGACAGAGGTCACGAGATTTTCCGTCAGTGGTATATTGACGGTCGTTTGTATTACCAAGTTCTGTTAGACGAAAATAACGTCAAGGCTGGTATTCAAGAATTACGTTTTATTGATCCCCGTAAGATCCGTAAAATCAAAAACATCAAGAAGGAGAAAACTCCTCAAGGTGTTGAAATTGTTAAGACTATGGAAGAGTTCTACCTTTACAACGATAAGGGTA